ATATATTCAAACGAAATACCGTTAAATACGTTGATACAATACCTGAAGGACTTGAAATATATCAAACTGTAGATCCTGCAATATCGCTTAAAACAACAGCAGATTATTTTGTTTTGTTGACGTATGGGATTCAACCAGAAAGTAAGGATATTTTTTTAATTGATTTGTTTGTGGGCAGACTAAGTTTTACGGAGCAATGTTCAACAATTATAAACTATTACACAAAGTGGAAACCTTTAAGCATAGGCATTGAATCCGTTGCTTATCAGGCCGCTCTTTCAAACACATTGAGTGAGAAAACTTTTCTACCTATAAAACCTCTACATCCTGTAGTAGATAAATTAACACGTGCAATGAGGATCACACCAAAATTTGAAGCTGGAAAAGTTTATATATATAAAAAACTTCCATTTATAGGACTTTTAGAAGAACAATTGTTTGATTTCCCAAACGGTGAACATGACGACATTGTTGATACTATTTCAGCGATTGCAGATATGACAGACATTCAAGCAAGATGGGATAGTAAAGAAAACTGGGGCATATTTTGAGGTGATACATGGCAGATATAAACAGTATTTTAAACTCTTCATACATGATAATGCACTCTAATCGCACGATACATTTTTACGACTTGTATCGTGGATTACATCGTATTTTAGATAAAAGCAACAAAACAGTAGGAGCAGATAAATTTGAAACAACAAAACTAGTTCTCAATTATAACGATCCTGTTATCGCTTTTATAGTTGATTTTTGTCTAAGGAACCCTGCACAGGTTCAGCATGAAGATGAACAGTTTAATGAATGGCTGCAAAATTGGATAAAAGAAAATAGTATTCATTCTTTAGACAGAAAAACCCTTGAAAACATGTGTGTGTATGGGGAAGCGTTTGAAGAGGGATATATAAAAAAAGGATCTGAAGAACCTAAAATCAGGAACATTTTGAATACTGCGTCTTATCCGTATTACGGAGATGACTCACAGCTTGATTTTTTTATTGAGTCATTTAAACAGTATGATTGGAATAATGTTGAAATACAGTATTCAACAATGTTTGAAAGAGATAAAATTACTCCGTATCGTGCTTTGTTGAAAGAAGGTGAACCGTCGAAATTGCTAGCTGTTAAAGATGAAATTTTGCAGTTAAGATTTGGATATCCGATTTTTGACTACATTAACAGATCAATCGAAGGTGAACCTGTAAGCGATCTTGAAGTACTTGAATCAATAATTAATGAAATTGAGGAAAAGTTAAGTAACGTTGGCGATGTTTTAGATTATAACTCTTCTCCGACTCTTATTTCGATAGGTCAAAGAGTTGAACCAACAGTAAAAGCAAAAAACACCGGGAACAATTCAGGCCGTGTTTTAAACATGGCACAAGGCTCAGATGTGAGATATCTGACATGGGATCAGAATGTATCAGCTGTTGATTGGTATATAAACACGCTGAAAAGTATGATTTATGAATTATCGCTTACACCAAAAATATTTTTTGACACTGCAAATGTATCCAATTTATCCGGAGTAGCACTTACTATTTTATACAGTGTTGCGATAATTAAGTCTACTCCAAAGATTGAGAACTTTAAACAAGGATTGATGAAAAGATATGGCTGGCTGAAACAGGTTTATGAGTTTAAAACAGGCAGAAAGGTTGACGGAATGCCGACTATAACAATAACTCCGTCAATTCCTATGAACGAATCGGAACTTATTTCAAACTTAACTGCTAGCGTAGATGCTAAACTTATAAGCCGTGAACTTGCGATGACTAAACATCCGTATGTAACTAATGTACAGGAAGAACAAGAACGGATTCAGGGAGAAGAGCAAAGCGACCCTTATGGAAAACAGTTTGATACAGAAATCCAGAAAGAATTTGAGGATAAAAAATAATGGATACTTTTGTATCTTTTGAAATTGCGTATAGAAAAAAAATACTTCCTGAATACATAGGTGCGTTAAAAAAGATAATGAAACAAGCTCCATCAAGGTCAATAATTGAAAAAAAACTGTTAGAACTTGCAAAACAGTACAATATTGATTATCAAAATTTGCTTTCTGAGAGTTTTATAGACGTGGAGAGCAAGTTATACACCGCTTATGTTGAAGAGCTGGAAAAGCAGCTTAAACCATTCTTTAAATATGAAAAGAAAATGTATAAGTTTGGTACTGATGCTCAAGGCCTTACGCTGTTTGAAAAAACAACTAAATCTTGGCTAAATTTAAGAGAGTTAAACTACCAAAACACAAAATGGATTTGGTCTTACTACGAAAAAGACGGAATTACTTTAAGCCAAAGAATTTGGAAACATGCTGCGGCCACTTCCAGAGATGTTCAAGAAATAATATTACGCTCTATGCAGACCGGAATGAGTTCAAGACAAGTTGCTAATCAGATTATAAAAACTCAACCACAGCAGGAAATAGTTATTCCAAAATGGCTTCAAACAGAACTTGAAGATATAAGTAGTCCTGATCAGGCTTTAAAAATGGTTCAGAATTACATAAAAAAAACTATGCGATATAACGCTACACGAATTGCACGAACAGAGATAAACAAAGCATATCGTGGGAGTTATAAAAACATGGTGCAACAGTTTGATTTTGTTAAAGCGGTAAAATGGAATCTTTCCGAAACACACCCTTTTATAGGGTGTGTATGTGAACACTATGCAACTCAAAACGAATATGGACTTGGTGAAGGAGTATTCCCAAAAGACGAATGCCCGATTTCATCACATCCACATTGCAAATGTTATCTTACAACTGTTCTTGGAGATGTTGAAGAGTTTCTTGACGACATTTAAAGGTGGTGAAGCATGAAATTTATTACTTTTTCATATAAAGATGATGACAACGAAACGAATGTATTATACGTAAACGAAGAGCTGCTTCTGTCAATAAACATAACTAAACAGACTATAACTATTGAATTTAATGAAATTGGTGTGTTTGACCTTAAGTATAGTCCAGAGTTAGAAAAAGCAATCTTAGAACATATGACAAATCGGGAAGAGTTGCTTAAACTGACAGACAACACATTGTTTGAAGAAAGTTGGAAAGATGAAATACAAACTATTTTAAACAAAGATGAAAAGAGCTGAGGCTCTTTTTGTTTATTTCAATATATCGTGAGGTGTTAAAAATGGCAGAACATAAATGGGGTAACGAACAGCAACTTGAAAAAGGGGCTGAAGTTAAAACATTTAAAAGATTTGACTTGCAGTTTTTTGCAGATCCTGAACCAGAACCCGCCGGAAACAAGGATATTGATATTCTCAAGACTAGAGCAACAAAACTTGGGTTAGACGGGGAGAAAATAAAAACCGCTTCTGTTGAGACATTGCTGCAAATGATCGAAGATAAACGTGTTGAAGAGGCATTGAAAACACGTGAAGCTGCATTGGCAAAACTCAAAGAAGAGGAAACAAAGAAACAAGAAGCAGAGAAATTGAAGGAACAAGAAAAGTACAAAGAACTTTTGGCACAAACTGACAACGAGCTTAAAACCCTCAAGAAACAGAACACGGCCATGAAGTATGGAATACCTGCGGAACTTCTGGAAGGCATTGTTTTTACAACAGAATCGGAGTTTGAAGAAAAGATAAAGAAAGTTAAAAATGCTTATGACGCAACAATCTCTAAAGCAATTGAAACCGAAAAGGCTAGGATTCTGGGTGAACAAGGAAGAGATCCGCAAAATCCTCCTCATCCCACAGGAAAATATACAGCTGAAGACCTTAAAAAACTTTCTAAACAGGAGATTGCCAAACTGTTTGATGAGGGCAAACTTAATCATTTACTATAAGAAGGAGGTAATAATATGAGTTTTAAAAATTTTATACCGGAAATATGGAGTGCAGTAACTTTGAAGCATCTTGAAAAAAATCTGGTGTTTGAAAAATTGGTGAACAGAGACTATGAAGGAGAAATAAGGAATTTTGGGGATACAGTGCATATAGGACAGATAGGTAAGCCTACTGTAAGAGATTATACTGGTGGAGATATCGAACCTCCGGAAGGTATCGACGCTGCTGATAGCGTTTTGCTTATTGATAAAGGAAAGTATTTTAACTTCATGGTTGACGATATCGATAAGAGGCAGTCTATGTTGAAAAACGGCATGTCAGAAGCATTTGTTAACGCCGGGAGAGAAGTGTCTGACGCTATAGATAGTGAAATAGCGCTTAACATGACTACAAACGCAGGAAAGAAGCTAACAAATAAAGGGGCTGGATTTACTATATCCTCAGCAGCTGATGCATATCGTTTTGTGGCTAACTTGAGAACGCAGTTTCAGACTGCTCATATACCTTTGAACGGTAGATACTTTGTTGTTCCGTCTTGGTTTTATGGGTTGCTTATGCAGGATACCAGATTTAGCAACTTTAAAGAAGTCTGGGGAGAAGGCAGTATAACCGGACTTGCCGGAATAGGTATCGTTGAATCTACAAATCTCGTTAAAGACGGAGGGTATGACATAGCTATAGGGAGCGTTAAAATATCTACTTGCCATGCTCATAACATCGTTGAAACAAGGGCGTACGAACGTGAAGCGGGATTTCAGGATGCAATAAAGAGCTATACAGTTTGGGGAACAAAAGTTCTTTATCCGTCTGCAATAATAACCATAAAATTAAAGGATGGAACAGAGGTGATCGAATAATGAAAAAGCTTATTCTGTTTATATTCTGTATTGTTATGATTGTATATTCTTTTGCAACTACAGCAGCAACACCAACAACCATAAGTAATGTTAGTCTTACCGAAATAACTCCTGTAACTATAACCTCTACAAGCACTACAGAATTAAAACTGTACTATCCTAAAGATGCTGGATTATTGATTATAACGTCAGCGGCAACAGGAACAGTTTTATTTAATGCAGGACAGTATTCCGGAGCAACATCAATGACTTTAACCTGTGCTGCGACTAAAACCTATTTTATGAAACCCGTTGAATCATATAAATTTCTTAAATTTGACGGCTATATTTATATTACAGTTACACAACTTACAGGAGCAAAATTGTATTTTTATTTTTGGAAATAACAGAAGGCCGCTTATGCGGCCTTTTTAATTTGAGGTGGAATATGACATGTTTAGAAAAAATAAAAATTCTTGGAATGACTTTTTTTGAAAGAGTTACACATAGCGATGAAGTTTTAGGTTCGTTCCTTGAAGATAGAGGTGTTGCCTCAGCCGAAACATGTTCATCTGCAAATTTGAGGCTTGTCAAGTTGGCTTATTCAGATGTGTTGGAAAGTTATATAACAGGTCATCTTGATTACAAACAGGGTGAAATTAGTGAGGTCATTAACATAAATGCTTTACAGGAACAGATTAAAACAATCCGAATGGAGAATGTAGAAACGAAGTGGGAAATATGACAATAAAAATCATACGGAATACTTCAAGCACTGATGAATGGGGAAATCCTTTACCTCCTGTGCCAACTACATTGTATACTGGGACAATCAAAGAAATTGATCTTCAATCTTTTTATCCGGAAAAGCTGGAATTTAAGGAAGATGGTTCTTTGAAGTATAAGCTAAAAAAACTATTTCTTAAAAACTTTTCCGATATTAAGATCAACGATGAAGTACAGATTGATAATGAAAAGTACACGGTGCTTATGATTGACCCATTTCCAAAACATAAAGAAGTGGTGCTGTATGGAGTTTAGTAATTACAGACAGCTGATTGAAAAACTTAAAGTTAAACTTACAAAAAATATGCAATCCACAATTGAAAAAACACTCGAATATTTAGGTCTTAAAGCTATTAACTGGGCTAGAGATAATGGCAATTATACAGACCGAACTTCTAACTTGAGAAACTCCATCGGAATGGCTTTGTGTATTGATAAAAAGATTACAGATTTTGTTTTACCAAGCGGATTAGTTGAGACTAAACAAATGTCTGTAGAAGATATCCGAACAAGTATTGAGGATTTAGTTGAAAACATATCCAGAGAAGTACCGGAAGGAATGTTTGTTATTGTGTTTGCTGGAATGTATTACGGTATTTTTGTTGAAGCAAAAGGATATACCGTATTGACAGGAGTTGAAAAACAGTTTGATCTCCAACAAATACAAAAAGCTTTACAGACTGCAATAAAAGAATTATAGATCGGAGGCGGCTTATGATACATGACGAAATAGTAAGCGGGATATACCAAAAGATTAAAACGGTCTTGCCAACCACTAATGTTTTTAAATATTACTCAAATGTCGCTGGTGAAAGAATAGTCATTTTAGTTAAGTCCAATGATCTAGCTTTTACCATTCAGTCTGTTGTTGTTTGGGTAAATATTTATGTTCCGCTTCTTAATGGTCTTGTAGATTCAATTAAAAA